CGATCTGAGCTGCTGTCAGCTCCCTGTCGATTCGCAGCTTCTGGAAACACAGGAAATCGGTGGCATCGTTCACCAGGGTATCCCGGCGGTACAGGCCGTATATGCCCTCGTCATCGTATTTGCCATACAGCTTCAGGATGCCCTGGCGGGAGATCAGCATCCCATCCCGACGCGGCTGAAGATTGACCAACGCACGCAGCTCGCCCTTCCGCAGCAGATACTGCGAGGAGTTCTCATTGAAGCCGAGCCACTGCGTTATTTTCATTGCAGATCCTGCTGCAGCTGCGAATGCCAGCCCATGGAGCGGGGAGTCGGGTAGTAGCCCCCAGGTGGCCTGCCGGAAAGCGGGGCCACGACATCGTTCTCCATCGCAATCCTCAGGTCGCGCACATAGGTCTGCATCGCGGCGTCATACGGCTTGCCAGCGATTCGGGCGTACCACATCTCCGCGGCAGAAAGGATCGCCGTGTACATCTGTGGGGATGCGTCCAGAGGGTCTGAGATGGAGTACTTGGTCAGCGCCGGGAGTCCGGTGACCACATCGACCGTCATCGATGTGGTGCTGGTGACATCGACAACGGTTCGCTCGACCCGGTACGGGGTCAGGGAGCCAACCGGCTCAGGCTCCGTAGTAGTCGTGCCAAACCGAATGATGCAGCCCTCCATCGCTGCACGAAACCCGGTGCCGTCGCCAGTGACGGTCGTGCCTGACGCCGAGACAGTCCCCCTGCGGCAGGGATGTTCGTACCCCATGAACGCAATAGCTCTGGGGATATAGCGGTATGTGTAGTGGACGGTAGTGCCGTTGGCGGGTATGCCGACGAAGCGGATCTGGTAGCGATCCGGATTAGCGTCCGACCGCATGATGGTGTAGTAGTACGGCTCACCTGTGCCGCGGGTGTTGACCTCCAGCCGCTGCCACTCCTGCGGCGACAGGTAGCAGTGCAGGGTGCCGACAGTGTGCGTGACGAGGGTGTCGATGTCCTTGAGATCGGCGGGCAGATCGTAGAACGTCTGCATGGTGAGGGTGAGCGGCAGTTCACCGGCCTGGATGTTTCGCTTAGCCGTCTTGTCCACCGTAATGACGTTGCCCTGGATGGAGACAATCCGGCACGGCTCATCAAAGAAGTCGCCGCAGGCCACAAGACGGCCAACGACCATCTGCGCGGCGCTACTCAGCGCCACTGTGCGAGACCCCTCTGTGATGCCGTTTGAAATTACCGTCGCCGTGACGTTGGCAGACACGAACGAATTCGTCTTGGTGTGCCACAGCCACTGCTTGCACTGCATCACATCGCGGACGCCATTCACGACGGCCAGCCGCACAGCCTGGTGTTCGCCGTCCTGAGCGCCGCCGCCAGTGGCGGCAAGCAAGTAATCGACAACGTCCTGGGCAGTGTTCATTTGTGCTTCCTGCCGTACTTGGCTACCACCATCTCCCGCAGCTCACCGCTTTTCATGGTCGGGTGACGCTGAGACTCGACCCGCATCATCTCCCTGGTCAGCCGCTCACTCAGCGCCTTGCGCTTGGGGGCGACTTGATGCCCCTTGTGCTCGACCGCACCGGACACCGTCAGGTTGCGGTCAATCGCGACCCGCTTGATATCCGCGGTGCTGTCCACCCAGGCGGCAGGGTCTGCCGGGCCTCGACGGTCAGCCAGTGAGCTGGCGTAGTACTTGCCGCTAGGATTTATTCCGGCCCGCTTTGCGGCGGCGATGATCTGGCGGGCATGGTCGGGAGGCATCGCGTCCAGCTGCTGGTTGTTGTACCGGCCCTGCATGTAGGCCCGATCCGTCCCCTTGACCCCTGGCGGTTGCTGCAGCGCGCACATCTCCGCCCATTTGTGAGATAGGCCTTCTGACCGCAATCGTTCGTACATTTCCAATGCGTCCCTTCCAGCCAGGCGGATGCTTGCTGGAACGTCTACTGTGTCGCTGGAGGTATCTGAGGGCATTCCGTACTCCTTCAATGCAGTCGCCAAGGCGGGCCAATCCGACGTTGCACTCACGACAAATCAGCCCGCGAACAGCTCCTGTGGCGTGGCAGTGGTCAACAAAGTTCCCAGGCTTGATGCGGCATATCTCGCACTTCCCCTTGTTTTTGGCCTGCATGGCCTCAAACGACGCTAGGGTGATCCGGTATCTCACCCACAGGTTGGCGCGGCGTTTGTTGATGTCCGGTGCCATTACGCAACCGGGGGCTGCAGCTCAGGAGGGACTTCGGGCGGCATGTCCGCAGGAGGTGAACCAGCATCCGCCCCCCCAGCGACCGGCCCACCGGAGGGAGGTTGCGGCGGCGGCGCTGGGGGAGGCGGAGGTGGGAGAAGGTATGGGGTGACATCGATGTCCAAGGAATCCGCCCAATCTTTCATCAAGGCGTTGAAAGGATCGACAACACCGGCACCGACGAGATTGGAAAGGATCGGCCCAAGCGTCTGAACGCTGAGCTGCATCTGTTCGACGCGCGTTGCCTTGTTGGGCTTGCGGGCGCTTCCGGCCTCGACGCGGTACAGGAAGTCGCGCGTCAGGCGAACGATGTCCTGCTGAGCCACCGTCTGCTGCCATGCAACCGCGCCAAGCGGGCCGAGCACAGGGGCAACGTCCTGGGGTTCGAGCAACCACCGCACAGCCAGAGCCTCTCTCCTGGCGAGAAGGCCCATGCAGTCTTCGAGTTCGTTCGCCATGTTGTCCGGACGAACGCTGATGTTTTCGTTCTTGATCTGTGCTTCTGCGGCACTGCGGAACTGGTTCCTTGTGTAACCGTACACCAGCTCAGAAAGCCCGGTGCGCTGGGCGAACTGATCCATGATCGCGGAGATGATGTCCCACAGATCCCGCGTCACTTGCGGGAATTGGAAGACCGACATCACATCCTCAATGCGTCGGCCCAGCAGCTCAGAGAGTTCGATGATCTTAAAGCCACCCTCAGACGGGGCGAGGATCTGATCCTTGATCGTCTGGTCAGCGGCCTTCTGCACCGCCACCATGGTCTCGCAGCTCGTCGCGATCCTGGTCGCCAGGAACGAAAAGCACCAATTCAACAGCCGCAGCTCACCAATGGCAGGGCGAATGTGGCTCACCGGCCAGGCGTACCCAGGCTTCCAGTGGAACGCCAAGCCCGTAAACGGCCATCCATTCGGGTCGGCGTAGAACGGGATGGGCCAGGCCACCCTTGGCAGCAGGCTCTGCGGGATGCCCAGCTGCTCGTCCACCTCTTCGTCCATCACCGCAGGCGGGACGTTCAGCGGGTAGTGGACGCCTTCGCAGATCACCAGATAGCAGTACTTGCCGAGGGAATCGAATACCCCCTTCGACTCTTTCGGGGCATCCTTGAGCCTGTCGCCCATTCCCGTCTTCGACCAAATCTTGTAGAAGGTGACGAGCTGGTTGGTGTTCTCGACCTTCTTCTTGCGAGGCTCCCGGCCCAGCTTGTGGTCTTCCCGGTCAAAGTGCTTCTGGAGATCCTCAACCGGGACGCCGTAGGTTTCCGCGACTTCCGCCAGCGGGCGAACGCACTTGCGGGCGCACCAGAGCATGTCATCGGCATTGTCGAAGTCGGGGTCGATGAGGAGGTTATCGACGGTGTCGTAGAAGCTACCGACCATCTTCATCGGCGGGGTGCTGCCGTCGCTCGAAGTGTCGAGCACAACCAGCTCCGTCCAGAAAACACCCATCCCCTTGATCATCGCCTCATTCACGACCTTGCGGGCCTGCCGCTTCAGGTCGAGTTCCTGGCAATTCCAGTTCAGGTAGCTCTGCATCAGCTGGGCGGCGATCTTCCGCTGTGCCTTGCCGCGGATCTCGCCCTCGACCACCTGGATGATTTCCTGCTGCTCAGGCGACGGCATGCCGTTCTCGCCCGCAGGCTCCGCCAGGCCAAACTGCTCGAAGGGCAGCTCAGGGTGCTCCATCACCGTCACTGTGCGGACGGGATTCCGGTGATAGATCACCGACGCAAAAATCTCGACCAGCTCAAACACCTTGTTGAGCTGCATCCGAAAGCTGGGCGGGGCGATGGACGAGTTGTACCCGCGCTCGCCGCGGGCATACCCGTCCTTCCACATCCAGTTGTGCTCACCATCGAAGAACTGCGAAGCCTCCTTCGCGTCCTCCGTAAACGACTTTTTGTAATCTGTCGCTGCTTTGAGCTTTTTGACCCAGGTCGCAACGACCTGTCGCAGCGGATTACTTGTCGGCAGTGTTTCGGCCACTGTTGGTCTTCTCAGCGGACTTGGCGGGTTGCATCAGTTCGCGGAGGGTGGCCGTTCCTGGTGTGAACTGCCAGCATCCCAGTTCGTGCCAACCATGGTCGCCCAGGAGGTCAGGGTCACTCTTGTGGTGAACGCTGTTTCGCTGAACGAATCCGGCTGTGGTGAACGTCAGGATGCTTATGGTCGTGTCACCCACTCCAATTACCCAGCCAACCGCCGGGTCGGAGAATCCCCTCAGGTCGTTGCTGTAGAGGACGCAATCCCCAAGGGACGGAACGGGCATTTTCCACTCAGTTGAAGTCATTTCTGTCTCCTTGCGGGCCTAAGAATACATAGCTGCCATGCTGGTCTGTCAGCCGCTTTTTGCGGTCGGCCTGCCACTTCACCCACCATGGATCTGGCTCTTTGTATTGGGGCGGCGGCTTGTGGTAACGCGGGCGATATGCGCAGAGGTACTCAAGCGTCTGGCACAAATGCACCTCGCCCCTGGTGTTCGGCTTGTCGGTGACGATGGCCGCGCCGGAAACGTAGTTCACCAGCTTCCTGTAGCGCTTGATCTCCCGCTCCAG